CATGCTGTCGATTGTCACGGTGACGCCGCCGACCGTCAGCACGCCGCTTCCGCTGCCCGTGATCTGGATCAGCGGAAGCGATTCGTCCCAGTTATTCAGCAGGATTTGCCCGTTTTCGAGCGCCTGCATCCACGTGCCCGCCTTGATATACCGGTGTGGCTTGCAATTAAAATTTAGCGTCGTCTCGCCCGACCGGTTTAAAAACCGCGTGTCAAAATCCAGCGGCCCCGTGAAAATCGCCATCCGATATTCGTCCGGGTGGTAGTCGTCCTCCAACCTCTGGTACTGCATCGGCGAGCCGAGCAACCACATGCGCGCCGCGTCCGTGTTTCGCAAAAAATCTTTGTGGATAAAAGCGGGATAAGATACCGTGATGTTTTTATACCGCTTGTTATTTCGGATTAGATCGCCGGACCGCCCGGGGATAGACACAAGCTCATAGCCCCTTTCGGGGCCGTTGTATGTATTCTCGCCGCTCACATAGATGCCGTACTCGCGGCAGCAATGCCCGGCAAACCAAAATTTATGCACCGAAAACCGCCGCCTTTCTTTCCGTTGCGTTTTGCATTTCGTCCATAATGATGTCCGCCAGCGCCCGCACGTCCTGCCCCGGCGCGCCGTATACTGTGATATTGACGCCGCCGAGGTCGGTCTGGTTGGTTGTGTTGCTGGTGAGCGGCTGCACCATGGCACGGTTGCCCATCATTGTGAGCAGCTCCGGCCCGGCTTCGCCGACAATCGCCGAGCCTTGTGAAAGGATACCGCCCTTTGCCAGATACGGTATACTCGGGATATACGGGATGCTGAGGCCGAAATGCCCGCCGCCGAGCCATTTTGGCATTGTAAAGCTGATCGAGTTTAAGCCGCCGATCAAGCTGTTAATTGCACCGACCGCGCCGTTTAAAAGCCCAATGATGCCGTTCAGCGGCGCCTTTACCATGTTTATGAGGCTATTAAACAAGCCGCCGAAGATGTTAACGACGCCCTGCCATGCCTGCTTCCAGTTGCCCGTGAAAACGCCTTTGATAAAATCGATCACACCCTGAAAAATTTGCTTGATTGCGTTCCACGCGTTCTCGGTATTCTTCATAAAAGCGTTGATGATGTCGCCCAGTCCCGGGCCGAAAATCTCCGTCCAGTCCGTTTTGAAGACGCCTTGCAGCCAGCTATCCAGCCCCAAAAGGACGCCTTCGATCAGGTCGCACGCGCCTGTAATCAGCCCGGTGATGTAGCTCCACACGCCAGAGACGATCTCCTGCACACCGTTCCACGCCTGTTCCCAGTTTCCCGTGAAAATGCCTTGAATAAAATCGATTACACCGTTGAGAATCTGATAAACGCCGTCCCAGATGCCTTTCACCAGCGCAAAGAATCCATTTAGCACATTGCCTAAGATGGGGCCAAAAATCTCCGTCCAGTCCGTAGCAAAAACGCCCTGCAGCCACTCGTTAAAACCTGCCAGCCACGCCTTGATCTCTTCGCCTTTTGTGACGATCAGCACCAGTACCGCGATCAGGGCAGCAATCCCCGCGATAGCGAGAACGACGGGATTTGCCGCGAGGAAGGACAGCGCACTGGAAATTGCTGAAATACCACTGATCACGCTTTGCACAAACTCGACGATTTTCAGCGCAGTCAGCGCGAGACCGATCGCGCCGATTACACCGATTACGATTTCTTCGTTTTCGATCAAAAAGGATACGACGTTCGATATCGCATCAAAAAAGCTCTGGACGTATCCGACGATGGTATCCATGTCGATGCCTGCCGTTGCATCCAAAATCGCCTGCAGAATGCCGTTTATGCCCTCCTGAACAGCTGTAAGTACAGGCTGCACACGCTCCGAAAGCTCGGCTGCCTTTTTTGTAAATTCAAGCTGCGCGTTGTTGGCGTCTACGATGTCCTTGTTGTTGCTGTACCATGCATCGCCGACATCACTGAGGCCCTGATCGGCCATAGCCTGCAAGACGAGGTTTGTCCGGTCAGCCTGCGTTTCGGCGTCCTGCAAGGCGAGGTTAAAAAAATCTTCGGCGCTGGAAGCATCTTGCACCGCCTTGTTCCACTCCTCGTTTTCCTCGGTGTTTTCCTTTAGCATCACGCCGAAGGTTTCGCCCTCTTTGCTGCCCCAGTTCAGGACGTCCGCAAAAGTGCCCGTCACCTGCCCGGCGCGGATTGTTTCGTTGATCGATTCCGCAAGACCGTCGATCGGGATGCTGTCCCCGTATTTCGCCCAAGCGCCGACGGCACTCGAAATCAGACTGTTTATATCCTTTTGCGACGCACCGATCGCCTGCAAGTTTGCTGTTGTTGTGGCAGCGGACTGATCGTCCCCAAGAGCTCGGTAAAGCTGCGAAAAAGCCTCGCTTGTCTCCTCCGCGGAGTATCCCGCCGCCTCGCTGGAGGTTTCCAGCGTGCCCATGATCTTGCGGTACTCTTTGGTTTCCTCGTTCAGATCCTTAATCCCGGATACGATTCCCTTGATGCCCTCGACAAGTACATCGGCTTTGAGATGATCGGCGAAACTGGACGCACTGTCTCCCGCTTCTTCGAGCGCGTCGTCTGCGTCCTTGGCCGCATCTTCTACGTCCTCGATCGGCTTCTCGTCGATCTTTTTGACCTTTGAGGCTGTCTCGGACGCCGCGTCTCCAAGTTGTTTTAAAGCGGATTCACCCTTTGATTGCGCGATTTCATCCTGCAAGCTGGACGCCGCCTTTTCGGCTTTCCGCAAATCCGCTTCCGTCGCGACGATTTCGCGCTGCAGTGCATCGTACTGCGCCTGCGAGACTTTCCCCTGCGCAAACTGCTGCTGCACCTGCTTTTCGGCGTTTTTCAGCGAGTCCAGCTTTTGCTTTGTCTGTTCCACGCTGTCCGCCAGAAGCCGCTGCTTCTGCTCGAGCAGTGTGACGTTGCCCGGGTCCAGCTTCAGCAGCCGCTCAACGTCGCGCAGCTGCTTTTGCGTCGTGCTGATCTCTTTGTTTACGCCCGAAAGCGCTTTAGACAGTGCGGTCGTATCGCCGCCGATTTCGATTGTTATACCCTTGATTC